AAAAAACCTTTATATGAAGGGTATTTGCATTCAAGGCGGGATACGCAACGCAAATCAGCGTGTTTATCCTGTAGACCAAATTGGCAATGCTGTCAAGACGTTGATTGATCAAATCAAAAATGGATATAGCGTATTAGGCGAAGTTGACCATCCAGATGATTTGAAAGTTAATTTGGACCGCGTAAGTCACATGATTACAGATATGTGGATGGACGGTCCTAACGGTTACGGTAAGTTTAAAATCTTACCAACACCAATGGGAAATTTAGTCCGTACCATGCTAGAGTCTGGCGTTAAGCTAGGTGTTTCTAGTCGTGGTAGCGGCAATGTTAATGATGGAACAGGTGAAGTATCAGACTTCGAAATCATAACAGTAGATGTAGTAGCACAACCAAGTGCGCCAGGAGCATATCCTACAGCCATTTATGAGCATTATATGAATACTCGTGGTGGTAATAGAGCTATACAAGTGGCACATGAAGTTAGAGAAGATCCAAAGGCCCAAAAATATCTTAAGGAAAGTATCCTTAATATTATTCAAGGTCTAAAATAAGCCCGAGGAGAAAAAGAGATGTTGGACGCATTCAAAAAACTTTTCGAAAGCGGAATGATTTCTGAGGAAATCAAAGCCGAAGTCGAAACAGCTTGGAACGCCAAACTTGAAGAAACCCGCGATGTACTAACAGCTGAACTTCGTGAAGAGTTCGCTCAACGTTATGAGCACGACCGTGCAACTATTGTTGAGTCACTTGACAAGATGATTGGTGATCAGTTAGGAAGCGAAATTGCTGAATTCGTTGCTGACAGACAAAGCCTTGCGGAAGCAAGAGCCCAGTATGAAGCAAAGATTTCAAAAGATTCAGAAGTATTAGAAGCTTTTGTTGTTAAGAATTTGGCCAGAGAGTTAGGTGAATTTCAAAGCGATCGTCAGAAAGTTGCAGAAAACTTTGGAAAGCTAGAAGCTTTCGTAGTTGAAGCACTTGCTCGCGAGATCAAAGAATTCGCAGAAGATAAGAAAGACCTTGCAGAAACTAAAGTTAAATTAGTTCGCGAAGCAAAAGAAAAATTTGCTGAAATCAAACAACAGTTTATCGCTAAGAGCGCAACAATTGTTGAGAACGCAATTACAAAAAATCTTACAAAAGAGATTACGCAATTACGTGAAGATATTGATAGCGCACGTCAAAATAACTTTGGACGCAAGATTTTCGAAGCTTTCAATGCAGAATATATGTCTAGTCATGTTAATGAAAAATCCACAACTTCACGTTTGTTGAAGATTGTAGATAAGAAAGAAGCAGAACTAGCAGAGGCACAACAAGCTATTGCAGAAGTACAGCAACTAGTTGAAAGCAAAGAACGTGAAATCCGTATTGCTAACGACATGATGAAGCGTAGAGAAGCAATGCAAGAATTACTAGCTCCGCTAAGTGGTGAAAAGAAAGCAGTTATGAGTCAGCTTTTAGAAAGTGTACAAACTTTCAAATTGGCTGATGCTTTCGACAAGTACTTACCAGCGGTGATGGAAGGCAAGGCACACACTAAGGCACCAAAACAGGCACTAAATGAGAGTAAAGAGGTTACAGGCGACAAGCCGACCAAAATCACTGCCGAGGAAGGTATTGATAATTTAATTGACATCCGCAAACTAGCGGGTCTAAAATAATTAGGAGAAACAAATGTCCGTATTGCTAAATGAAAAATGGCAAGATACAAAAGAGGCCCTACTAGAAGGCCTACAAGGCCACAAGCGTAGTGTCATGGGAGTGACCCTTGAAAACACTCGTAGGTATCTTGCAGAAAGTGCAACAGCTGGTTCAACCAGTGCAGGTAACGTTGCAACACTAAACCGCGTGATTCTTCCAGTAATCCGCCGTGTAATGCCAACAGTTATTGCTAACGAAATCGTTGGCGTACAACCAATGACTGGTCCAGTTGGTCAAATCCACACACTACGTATTCGTTACGCAGATGGTGGTGATGGCGTAACAGCTGGAGATGAAGCACTAAGCCCATTCAAGATTGCGGCTGCTTATTCTGGTAACAACACAGACGCTACACCAGGTGCAAGTAGTACTGCTAGCCTAGAAGGCAACCCAGGTAAGCGTATGAGTATCCAAATCTTGAAACAAGCTGTAGAAGCCAAGACACGTAAGCTAAGTGCTCGTTGGACTTTTGAAGCCGCTCAAGATGCACAAGCTCAGCAAGGTATTGATATCGAAGCTGAAATTATGGCTGCTCTAGCACAAGAAATTACAGCTGAAATTGACCAAGAAATTCTTTCTAGCCTACGTGGTCTAGCAAGTGTTGGTCAAACTTATGACCAAGCTGCCGTATCTGGTACAGCTACATTCGTTGGTGACGAGCATGCCGCATTGGCAGTTCAAATCAACCGTGTTGCTAACCAAATCGCTCAGCGTACACGTCGTGGTGCAGGTAACTGGGCTGTTGTGTCTAACCAGGCATTGACAATTCTACAATCTGCAACAACAAGTGCGTTTGCACGTACAACAGAAGGTACTTTCGAAGCTCCAACAAACACTAAGTTCGTTGGTACATTGAACGGTGCTATGCGTGTGTATGTTGATACATACTTAGCAGACAGTGGTAGCCAAACTATCAATGACAACCAAGTATTAGTTGGTTATAAAGGTCCTAGCGAGGCAGATGCTGCCGCGTTCTATTGCCCATATATTCCTCTAATGAGTTCTGGTGTTGTTCTAGATCCAGCTACTTTTGAACCAGTAGTTGGCTTCATGACACGTTATGGTTATGTAGAGTTAAACAACACTGCTTCATCTCTAGGTAACGCGGCTGACTATCTAAGCAAGGTATCTATTACCGCTGCTAACGTTAGCTTCCAATAATCTTAAGAGATTAGAAGAAAAACAAAAAGCCCCAGCAATGGGGCTTTTTTGTGAGTAAATATAGTTGTGATGGAAGATTATTCTATAACTAATAGTTTAGATTGGCAGTTGGTCAGATCTAGGATGTCTAAGAGTAAAGATAACTTGGGCATATTTAAACGCGATATTGATCGGTTACTTAGAGGAATTGATGTTGAGATAGTTAAGCTGGGCAATCTAGAAATTACAGCAAGAAACAACAAAACACAGTCTAGTCTAGACCGTGCGCAAGCACAATTAGATGTAGTGAACCAACAAATAAAGACATTTAACAAATTTTACATAATGGCTCTTATGACGCATAGCTAATGTTTTTTAGATACAGATAAATATCATATAAGGAAAAATACATGTCTACAAGAGAAGTCATACGAACAACTGGTGATTGGCACGTACAAGCTACGCAAGACTTGCACCTAGAAACACAGTATCTAAGTGGAAACAACGGTACTGTATATGTTTACGGCAATTTAATGGTCAAGGGTAATACAACTACTATTGAGTCAACAGATTTAAGTATTGGTGACAAAGTATTGATCTTAAACAAAGGCGAACCAGGAATTGCTGGCGGAACAGAAGCAGGAGTTAGTGTAGACGGTATTTCAGGTATAAGCATTAGTAGAGGCGGTCCAAACGACCCAGCAGAAAACGCCAATTGGTTTTACAATCAAAACAAAAACTGGAGTTACGACGGTGTACTAACTAGCGGTATGTGGGAAGCGATTATTGGTCCTCCAACAGGCGGCGTTGGAACACATTCAGGAGCAATATTAAACGCTATTCGAACAGGATCTGCAAATACTGATTTAAGTTTACTTGGTGCAGAAAACGCCAGTGCAGTAGTAACATTGAGCGGAGTTGTTAATTATACTCAACGCATTGTATCTAGATCAAATCCAGATGATGTTCCAAACAAAGGTTATGTTGATTATGCCATTGAAGCACAGTTAGATAGAAGAAGAATTCAATTAAATTATAGAAATAGTTTAGGCAACGTTGTACAAGTTTCCAACACGTTTGTGGAACTTACTGATGCAAATGTTCCTGGCTACGGCAATCCTTCGTCAATACTTGAGCCTCAATTGCGTACAAGCATTGGTGGCAATCAATGG